GCCTTTTTCTGAGCATCTGCTGCGCCATAGACATTCATATTCGCGTTATGTCTAACAATATCGCTGGCGGCTCCAGCTACTCTCCGATAGTGGGAAGCAATCTCAGATTGCTTCCGAGAATTGTACTCTTCACCTTTCTTTTGAGCGACTTCCGCCTTCTTTTCGTGCCGCGACGCCATCTTCTCAGCTTTAGACTTAGCGTCTTCAGCCCCGCTCGAAGTCCACTGTCCGTCCTCGCCACGATCCTGATCCGGATCATACTTATCGAATCCAGACCCCCAGGCCTTCCGTGCCGACTCCATCCGCATCCCTTCATCTGGGCAGTGCGCGATGATGTCCTTATCGGCCATGTAGCGGGCGATGAACTGCTCCTTGGTCTCATTCTCCTGAGGAACAGGGCGACCAGCCTTCTTTACCGAACGGAAGTACTCAACCTCCCGCTCATGCGTCTCGGCCTCTTCCTTAGTATTAAACGTGCCAAGATTCTTGGTATTATCCTTCGACCTAAGCTGATACTTACCGTTATCGAGCTTGACTACATGCTTCTCGATGACCTCGTACTTCTTCACGCTCTTAGGGCACTCTAGACCTGGGTGCTTTTCCCCGCAGGTCTCACATGTCTGAGAATCATCCATAGGAGAAGCTCGCTTCATAATAACCGCACGAGCGCCCTTCTGGGCGGGGAAGTCAACGCCAGAAGTTTCGTCGATCCGGAACCCGCGCATGATGAACTTACTCATCGATCACAGGCTCCAGAGTTCCATGCTCTCCGCCAATGGAGAAGCCGGTGTAGGTCTTATCCTTGAACTTTGCGAGAAGCCCAGGAGATGGGCTCATCGCCAGCAGCCAGCCGGTCTTGGTCGTAGCAATGCCCAGCGACTTCGCGATCTCCCCCGTAAGAGGATAGGAATGCACGATCGAGCCGACCACCTCGCCCGTATGCATGTCCTTCGCATAGCGACGGTGCTTCATGAAGTCCGTTACCGCCGCCAGCATCTCATTCTCAGGGATGTGGTGGCCTTGGCTATCGTAATATGGCTCACCGTTCTCCGTGCAGATAATGCCCCAGCCCAGGACAAGGCCAAGGTCAGAGTCAACACGTTCAACGGGGATAGCTTTAGTAAAGAATTCCATATCACCAATTTCTTACTATCTGAGCTGGCGAAAGAACGAATTATTCCTGCTCTTCGTCCGAAGCTTCAGAAATAACACCAGTAGTCTGGGCTGCCGCAGTCTCAAACTGTGGCAGATCAAAGTATATCCTTGTTCCAACCGCACACCTGCATTGAATAGAATCCGAAGCAGGAGCGTCTGGATCGCAGGGGTATCTAATAAGATTACCCTCCCCCGATTCGAAGGGCTCTCCAAAGGGACGTTCCTGTCCCTGCATCGCTTCGTGCGAATCGCGAACCCTAGTGTCCCCCGCCGTATTCCACTCCCTTACGATCTGCTTCGGATCAAGATCACCCTTATCAATCGCCTGCTGATAGATTGCTTCAGAGCCTTCATGCGCAGCGCGAAGGCTCTCAGTCCGTGCGATAACTTCGGCACGATATGCTAACATCCTATTAGCATATCGTTCGACCATTTGGTCGATCTGCTCAGTAGTCAGCGGAGTTTCTGTGTCGATCGCGCGCTGTACCGTCGAATCAAACCGCTTATCCCGTAGAGCACGGTCAAGAGCGTCGCTTGTTCCCGCCTCAAGAGAGTTCCTATAGTTACTTACGGCGTTCCATTGATTCTCCGTCAGTCCTATGGATTGACGGAGGTCTCGAGCAACCTCTCGCGGATTCGTTCCATTCTCAACACCGTTCTCAAGGATCGATTTAACGACTTTCGTCTGCTCTTCTGTGAAACCCTTGACCTTATCAAGTGAATTCTGACGGATCGCATTAAGCGCTCCCTCATTGACCTGATCAAACGACACATCCAACCGTGTCGCTTCCGAAAGAGCCTTCGCTGCCGACTGGGCAGATTCAATATAAGCGGTCGTCATCTGAGCCGCGAGAGATTCTCCCGCGCGCTCGATGATCTCTGTGACCTCATCAAACCGTCCTTCTGCAAGGAGAGCCATGAGATTCACACCGAAGGGACCTTTACCTGCGTCGATCTCATTTTGGATTGCAGAAACAGTATCAAGAAAGGCCCCCTGCAATTCCGGCTCAAGTTCGTCAATGAGATTCCAGATTCTATCTGGAATATCCTTGTAGACCCACTTCTTCGTCTTCGGATCGTACGGCATTATTCCCTACACTGGCAGGTGTACGTTGCGTTCGCTGGGTCGGAGGTCACTGGTCCTACGATCCGATATTCCTTCTCGAGGATTTGAATTTTATCCTGAGCTTCAGGAACCCGACCGCCATCAATAGTAGCAGCCAGCAGAGTAATCTTGCGATCCCCCGCCTTAACGAGCGAATTCGCAAGATCATATCTCGAATACTCCGAGATAACGCCCTTCGCTTTGAACTTCTTTTTGGATTTGGGGTCTTTGCCGGAAATATCGGTCGTGTCAATATTTCCGGCAAGTTCTTTTATTAGGGTGCAATCGAGAATACCACCCGCACTCTTGATAGAGTCTGCCGCGATCTTCGCAATATCTAGGCCAAAGAGTTTCACGGATAGCCTCTACTGCGATCGAACTGGTTGCAGTTCCTAAAGCTACTGGGCTCAGAGGCCCCAGTGGTTTCTGGGCCTCCGATCCCAGAGCTACTCCCCCCACCCATAAGCGGAAGAAGTAGTTCTTGGACAGAACTCGGGAATCGCCCAGTGTCCCGGAGGGGGTTGAAAAACGAAACGCTGACCGGCCCAGCGCTAACAGAACTGATGTTGGAGTCCTGGTTAGCCTTCGTGAAGAGCTCAGGATTCTGACTTAGCTCATACGCCCCCTCAATTTGAGCGTACATCAGATTGAGCGGGTAGGCGTTGGGGTCGAGAGCAATACCTTCCTTGTCGGCCACACCCGTTCTAGGCCAGAGCGCGGTCTGCGTCTTGAACGTTGGCGTCAACTGCGCTCCCGTTCCAGTTCCGCCAGACAAATCTGCCGGGGCAGTTGGAGCGGTCGTATAGCCTCCGACATCCGTCGTCAAGAGCCCTGTGATCCCGCCCGAGCCGTCGATGCTAGAGACGAGGAATGTGGCTGCGGTTCCCGCTCCGCCGACCAGCGTGAGAACATCGCCAACGACGTATCCCGTTCCTACCGTCGCAATCACGAACGAAGACAGAATATTCAGCCCCGTCTTCGTTCCAATATAGTTCTGCCTCTCGAGCAATCTGAAGAAAGAGATCAGAGCGTTAATCTTCGTGTCGTCGTCCAAGTTGCTCCACTTCTCAGCCGCATCAATTCGCGCGGCGAGATAGTCGTCAGCTTGTGCGACGGTCACGTAGGAGTTCTGTCCAACAATAATGCTGGGCATATCACACCGTCCTTACAGTTCTATTGATCCCAGCTGGAAGAATCGTCTGGTAAGTAAGTTCGTATGTTCCAATTGCTACAGAACTTCCACGAATAAGATCAGCATAGTCCCTTGGAACCTCACCGAGCTTCTGGCCAGCGTTAAGGCAAGGACTATCAGCCTGGAACCTGAAGTCACCAGTTCCTCCGTTGATGAATTTAGGGTCTCGGAAGAATGAATGCTGATCATTTTTGTTCGAGAGCAGAGCTTTCCACTGGGAAAAGCTCTTAGTCACACCAGCAACGGCGCAGAAGTTCGCATCATCAGCATCATTCGTTCCCCCAGAGCGGAAGAAGCAGCAATAATCCATGTCGATCGTTGACGCTGTTTCAACAGCGAAGAACGGCTCATTATCGTTACGGTAGAAGACTATGTTACGGATCTTCGTGGCCGTGGCGTTAGAGTCGATCGTGAAATTGCGAATCCCCGCTCCAGGATCGTAAGAAACGCCGTGGTAGATTCGTGTATCGTTCGCCTTATGCGTTGAGTCATAACCACGAATTACGATTCCGGTGTGGGCTCCAAAGAACTTGAAGTTCCGGAGGAGTGAGTTGTCATTATGGTTGAAGTCGATCGCGACGGCGGTATCGAGACCTGCGCGCGCAATTAGACGTTCGCCGAGCCAATTCGTTGAAGCTGCGAAGGTAGTTCCGTTACTACCAGGATAATAAGCAGCGCCAGCGTTCCTCGTGTTCGAGACGTCGCAGTCCGCGACGTAGACGTAGCGCGAGGAGACCGAGCGCAGGCAGTCGTTCGCCTCGATCGATCCGATGACGATGAGCCGCCGGAAGCACCCGTGGTTGATGTCCGTGCCGTAGACCTGGTGCTCGGCGTTCACGCCGCCGAGGCCGTTGCCGTCGATCGTGACGCCATCGAGCGCGGCCCAG